CATACCCCCTGCACCTAAGATCATTCTCTAGATACTTAGTAGCAAACCCCCAAAACCAGCGTCACTATAGGGACTTAGCACCCCCCTAATAGCACGCACTGTATAACCATGGGAGGTCCACGAGGATTTCCCCTCCCCGGGACTACGGAACAAGAGTCTGCACCACTCTTCTCCGACATGGACCTCGGTTATACACAGGCCATGAGTACAAAGGCCCTGTACTCGTGGCACGAGCCAGCTGGACTCCCCCACACTGCAGTCCGCAACGCCTTCATGCGCAGTGAACTCGGCATGCCTGAGCGCTCCCAAGCGCACACGCACCCGTGTAGCGCGGCCGATCGCAACTCGGCCGTGCACGCCATGCTCGCCACCATCTACACCATCGGACTGCACCCGTACTCCATCTCTGGCTCGGGGGCGGACGAACGCCGCGGCACCAAGTTTTCCCACAGCTTGATCACCGCCAAGGACACCGCCACCAACCCACGCTGCTCCAAACGCTCCAAGGACGACGCGCTGATTTTCATCAGCTCCGACTACTACGCCGACATGCCACGCGTGCTCGCCACCAACTTTGCCCCGACACTGCTCTACACCTTCCAACCCACTGATGTCGCTGGCATGTTTGGCGAGCAGGCGTTCTCATTCGACTCCGACAACAACGTCACCGTGCGCGTAGCCGGTGGAGCCACCTACAACCACAAGGTGTGGAACTACAACACCGACAGTCTGCTCATCAAGCACTACAAGTGGGGCTTCTGGCCCGTCACTGCCACCTTCCTGGTAGACCGTCGCAACACCAACATTCCGCACCACCAGATCATCTGCATCACCCCGCTCATGCGGTGGTCTGGCATCCCCGCTCTCATCGCCAACTACGCCCTTAAGGGTCCCGCGCTCGAACGCTTAAATGTGTCGCGCGGGGCCTTTAACGTCCTCGAGTCCATCACCCACGAGGGGCAGCACAACATCAGCTTCGGGCGACCCGACGAGGCCCACTCTGCCACATTGCCCTACACCATCTATGCCACCGCCCTCACCCAACACCGCATCGGTGCCAACGCGCTCCAACTGGCCTCGGTTCAAACCCTCCTCGAGGAGGGCACGATCCAGCGCCAGATGGCCATCGCGTCACTCACCGTTGACTTCATCCGCTCCGGGAACGCCCGCAAGCCCAACACCGTCTACCTCACCGACACCGGCGCTCGTTTGTACCAGTATGGCACCTACACTGCCGACGCTAAACCGTCGGTTGTGGAGTTCATGACCCCACTGGTGCACCTCGCCTTCGCTCCCTCCATGACCAAGGGCAACGAGCTCCGGGCGATCGAGGCCCGCATCACCAGCCTGCGCAACACCACCCCCCCGGACGCCACCACCGGTGAGCATATGGGCAACAACAACCCTGACGTGCCGAACAAGTTCGTGGAATACGCGAACGAGTTCGTGCACCTCCTCGTCGGCAACAAACTCCACACCTTCGACCCAGTGACCCCCGAAATCGTCTGGGAGCGCCAACCCAAGCCCACCCAACGATCCATCCTCAACACTGCTCAAACTCTCACCCCCAAAGACCCCGACCACGCCACCATGGCCTCCACGTTCATGAAGAAAGAGTCCACTGCCAAGATCGGCGACCCCCGTGTGATTTCACCCACGGAGGCCCGCCAGAAGCTTGACTCCACCTGCTACCTCTACGCCTTCAACGCCGCCATCCATGACCTTGACTGCTACGCCTTCGGGAAAACCCCCAAGTCCGTCGCCGCCATCGTTTCCGGCATCGCGCTCGTCTCAGCCTTCATCATCATCACCGACTACTCTCGCTTTGACGGACGCGTGGACGCCAAGGCTCGCGTCCTTGAACTCATGCTGATGCTCGCCCTCTTCAAGAAATGCCACCACAACAACATCCTGGAGATGCACGAGAGCAGCTACGACGTCAAGGCGCGCGGGACTTTCGGGACCACCTACAACACCGGCTACGCTCGCAACTCCGGCGAGCCTGGGACCTCCGACTTCAACACCACCATCAACCTCTTCATCATGTACATCGCTTTCCGCTGTGACTACACGACACCCCGCACGCCTGAACAGGCCTGGGCTAGCGTGAAGAAACAGTGCATTGCCGGTGGTGACGACGGCCTCATGGGAGACGCGCCTATCACGTCCCTCAAGTACGCCGCCTCCATGCTCGGACACAAACTCACCTACGCCATCATCCCACGCGGCTCGTACGGCGTGACCTTCTTGTCACGTTTGTATGGGCCATACGTGTGGGGAGGTGATCCCAACAGCTGCTGCGACATCGGCCGCCAAATCTCGAAGTTCCACGTCACCGCCAACATGACCTCAAACGTCACGCCTTTGGACAAACTTCGTGAGAAGGCCCTGTCATTCTCCCTCACCGACGGAAACACACCCATCATTGGGCCCCTATGCCGTGGGGTCCTTATGACCACCCCCGCCAACTACCGACGCCCTGCCGCCCACACCACCGCCAACATGGCGCGATGGCTGGACCGGTATGAAGCAGAGGAGCAGTACCCCAACGAAGACAGCTCGGACTGGATGCGCCATTACGTAACACTTGACGCAAACATCCGTGATTTCGACTTCGCCACCTTCAACGCTTGGTTGATCAAGTGCGTCGCCACAAACGACGCATCAACCTTCCTCACTGCCCCCCTGTGTGTCGAGCTCAAACCACTCAAGTCAGATACTACACTTGTTGTTGGACGTGAGCTCGTCTATGGCGACGATATGCGCAAACGAGGAGAGACCTACGCGCAAATCCAGAAGAAACAGAACCAACACCCGCCCAAAAACAAGCGAAACGGGAGCCTCACCAGCGCCGTCACTTCGTTTGCCAAGACACACTTGGATGACCACACGCGCCCGACTGGCGCTGGACTGGTCGGCGGGCAACGCC